CGTTACATTTCTTGCAGCCTTCACCGCATCAAATGCTGTCATGGCTGCCTTTTCCGACTCTCTCGGCGATTTATTCCAATGAATCAACAGGGTGACATATTTCGTCCCGTAAGATACAAGCTGTGGTCCTCCTAATGCTGTCTTATACTCCTGCTGATGTTTGCTGTTATAAACGCCGATGGACTTCTCCTGCTTATCCGGCAGACTTCCCATATATACCTGGTCTGCCAGTTCAAGGGATTCCACATAATCCCGCACATCTGATAACATCATAATCCGGCAATCCTCCTGTATATTTGTTTGTATGCTTTCTGGCAGTACTCTGATTTTTTCCCAGAGATCCAGTCCTCATACCATTCACCTCTTGCATTCGGGTTCTCCGTCTTCTGGAAATGATATTCCGGGTGGAAATAAAGCCGTCTTGCATAGGGTGTGCTGGATATGATACTGACTTTTCCCTGGCTGCTCTCGGAGCAATCTACAAAGGTGCTATCTTCTTGCAGGTGACCTGTATCGAACGGGAACACCTGAGCCTGTACTACATTCATGTGAAGAGCCTCCGCCGTCTGCTCCAGTGCCTGCACCTGCGCCCGTGTCAGCTGCTGCAGCTTTGGAAAATTCATTTTTACCGTGGAATTAACACTGATCATATCAGCAGCACCTCCGTATAATTTACTGTACCATCCGGATTTCTCGCTTTCCTGCCTTCCAGAATTCTTCGCTCTGCACCGAAGATTACCGCTTTTCCTCCGGATATTGTCGGCAGTTCTGGGCAAATATCTCCCGGAAATAAAGCGCTACCGGTAATTTCAATCAGCTTTTTCTCTGTAGTCAGAACTGTTCTTGCTTTATCCTGGTAATTACATTTTCCGGAGTAATTCACTGTTTCCAGCGGTTCGCCGTATTCGTTCACACCTTCCCGCTCTATTACTACAGAAATATCTGTTTTGCATAACCTTTTAGGAACAAGACAAGGATATTTCATGTTCATCACCTCGCTAACCTACAACACAGACCTGTCTGGGCCAACAGTGCGTACACATCTTTCTTCATGGCAACACCTTTATCCTGATACACATTCCAGGAGCTTCCGAATTGTGCAGACACAGTATTAATACTGTACCCGGATAAAATCGTATTGATTTCATCTGCATTTTCATATTCAAAGTCAGCCTGCAGACAAATAACCTCTTTTATGGTCTCTTGTTGAAACTCTGTCAACCGGTCAAATCCTGCTGCCACAATCCTGTTATAGGTAAGGCTGTCTATATGCCGGGAGGCCTGACGAAGTGCTCTTTCAAGCTCTCCGTCAGGAATCACGCTGCCATTATAGCTATCTTTGTATTCTTCTTTTCTTACATAAGGTTCGTATGACATAGGTTCTCCTTACTCCCCGGTGTACTCTGTGGTATCCACATCTACATAGACGCTGTCCACTTTGCCGTCACGACCATTCGGGAATACAAAGGTATCAGACAGAGATCTGTTCTGGTACAGGTATCCGTCTCCTTCGGTATGTGTTCCGGGATTGAAATAATAGATAGACGCGATCTTGGGAACCGTCTTACAGGTCTGTCCGCATGCCACCAGTACATTGATCTTATGAGCTCCGGTTACCGCTTCGATATTATGCGTGCTGTCTGCTGCAACTTTTTTCAGCGGAGCAAATCCGCCCTCAGTAGGCTCCCAGTCGAAAGCATCATAGAAACGCTCATCGTCGATAACTTCCATGATGGGTACACCATCGATTTCCGTTACTCTGGTCTCGATGCCGATACCACCCTCAGCGATCTGTGTAAGTTCAATTTTACGGGTAAACTCAGTGGACTGCTCCAGTGCATCCATAATAGGACTGGCCACATACGTGAGCAGGCTACCATTTGCCTTGTACCGTCTCAACTTTCCTTTCGCAAGGATGTCCTTCAGCATTCCGAATACCTTTGCCTTGGTATAAGCAGAAATAGCGGTCTGGCTGTGATATCCCTCCGTCTTCTGTGCCACCTGTGCCACACGGGAGAAGAACAGGGCATCTGTCTCAGGCACTACCTGAGTCTGTTCGAAGGTTCTGGAGATATTCTGCATGGATGCAGTTGCGTTGGTCTCATCCACATCTGCCTTGTCTACCAGGAACTGAACGTCTCTGTCATGGGTTACTGTAAACGGAACATCTGTCTGATCGAAGGATCCCATGTTCCAACCACCGGTTCTCTTGTGATTCTTATAACCAGTGGTGCTCATCTGTGTAAAGTGGAATGTCTTCGCATCCAGCCATCTTACATTAGATGTAATGAAGGGAGAGGTTAACGCTCCCTGCATCAGAATCTGCAGGAGTTCAGGACTCCACTGCTGTGCATAGTTTAAATTAGGCATATCTTATACCTTCCTTTCCTTAGTTCCACCGATTCCATCTTTTGGTCGGTGTCTGTTGCTGTTGTACGGTTGCCTGCTGTGTATGCTGCGAAGGATCTCCGCCTGTCCCTACATGAAGGAAACCTGTAGTATCTGTCTCCTGCGGCTTTAATGCAGGAATATCCTCTAGCACCTTATTCAGGGCTTCCGTAAGTTTCTCATTGCTGATCTTTCCATCCTGTCCTACTGTCTGGCTGAAATCTGCCATCTTCAGTACATAGGGAATGGATGTTACGCTGATTCCCAGTCCGACTGCTGCCATCGTCGCTGCCTGCTGGATCTGTGCCTGTCTTGCCTCAGCTGCTGCGGTTGCAGCCTGCTGTTGCAATGCTTCCACATTCGGCTGATTTGCCGCCTTCTGTTCCTTGAAGGTTGCTATAGCCTGTTCCACCTCCTGTTGGGAAAGTCCCTGCTGCTTGAAATAGGCTTTCAATGCCGTATCCTCTTTTGCCGCAAGCGTTCCATCCAACATCTGCTGGATTTTCCCATAGTCAATCTGCGGTGTTGCATTCTGCTGTGACTGCTGATCAGTCTGTTCTCCTGCCGGTGCTCCGCCCTGGCTTCCATCGGGGTCTAAGAATCTTCTTACTGTCTTGTAAAACATAACGTGCTCCTTTCCATTTTGAGGGTGTCACCCTTACTGCGATCCATTGTCTTCGGTGTCTCCGGTCACGCTGCAGTTTATTGCCTTGCTCGTGTTTGGGCATAAAAAAACACGCCATGAAGCGTGTTGATTCCAGATTATTTGTTGCACCGGTGCAATTTTCTTTTTTCGAGATAAAAATACCACCAATCTACTGACCGGTGGCTTCATGTTCTTTTACCATTCTTCGCAAACGTTCTTTATAATCCTCATAGCTTTTATCTTTTCCGATGATGTATGCGGCATCTCCCATTTTTTCGGAGAAGGATAATACTTTCCTGCGCAACTCCTGCAGTTCCTCATCGTTTTTCATTTTTTCAACAAATTCTTTTTTGAACATAATTACCTCTTTAGCACTTTCATAAATGCTTCATATAGCTCTGGCAATTCGCTTTTTATGAATTTTACAGTTATATCATCCGACTGATACAATGCAGCATATACGTCCGCAAATATCTCCGACTCCGCATATCCGGGTTTACCTATGTACTGTGATTCATGTCCATATGCTCCGGCAATCACGTTATCTGTCATGCATGACATTATATCACTGATGAAGTAATTGTACTCTAAATCGCCACTCACAGCAAGTCTCTGCTGATACTTCTCCTTTTTTTGCAATATTTTGTTTTCTGTATTTTTTATTGCCTCTGCGAATTCAGCATACATGGGACTGCCATACTCATTATGATCAATTCTATGGGCTATTTCATGCGCCAGCACATGCTTGTAGTTCTCCTCTTCATACTGCGGATGTCTCGGATTGATAATTATCAAATCATTATCAAGATCATACGAAAATGCATATTCTGACAGTTCATCTATCTTGATGCACTCATCTCTTGTGTACTGATCCACTAAATCGATCATGATCTGCGGAGTATCCGATCTCGGCACTTTCACCTCATCAGGAACTTTATACCGGTCTTCCGTTTCCTGACTCCATTCTTTTTCCTTCGCACGGTACTTGCTTTTATTCTCCGGATCCAGTGAAAATGATGCTAATCTATGGAATTTTTTCTCCTGTCTCTCTGCATATTGCTGTCTTGCTTCTTTCCTGTTCTGTTCTTCGATATCTTCTATGTCCTTTTTACTGTATTCATTATCCAAATCCTCCAGTTCTGGAAAATAGGTAGTGTGGCTGTCTCTGCATCTAGGGTGGTATAGTCCTGCTGCTATTGCCGCGCTCATCAGGGGATATGGTCCATCCTTGGCGCTTCCACCGCTCCATACATCATCGATCAGTATCTTACCAACAAACGGTAAACACTTGGGGCAGGGATTTCCACGCTTATTCATGATCACCGTGGATATCCCCCATTCCTGCCTTTTCTGCCCTTCCCCCTGCAGGTATGCACGCTTACTGGCTGTCCGTATTGCCATGTCCGCATAGTCTGCCAATGTGTGTCTGGATCCATTGGCATATTCCACACAGTTAAGACCAGTGGCAATGAAATCCTTTGTAGCCATGTCTACCGCCTTCTCATAAGTCCCTGCTCCACTGTTGGCATATACCTGAGCATTAAAAATAATCTTACGATATTGGTCATTTGCCATGCGCAGGACGGCTGTCTCAGCCTTTTCCATGTCTGATGTGGTCGCCCGGATCAGCGCCTCCAGCTTCCTCTGGTTCAACCGGAAGAATGCCGCCGATGCTCCCGGACTTACTCTTCTTGCTGGGAAACCTTTCTTTATAGCCTCCAGTATGGCTATCTCCTGCTCCATATCTCCTTCATCCCTGGCAGTACTGATCAGCACTTCGATCCGGTTATTAATGTCTTTAAATTTTGTACCAAATCGTTCCTGATTCTCTTTTCTGTACTTTTCCAACGACCGGAGCTGCTCTGTCTGCCACATGGACCACTGCTTATCTTCATCGATTTCCTCAATCTTATGTCTTCGCATATTCCGGATCATGGAAGCAATGAGTTCATTCTCAATAGCTTCGAATGCTGCTCCGATATCATATTCTGAATTTATCTTAGGCATCTAATCACCTGCCGTTTGCATATACCTTGAATCCCTGGCTTCTGAACTGTCTGGTCAATGTCTTGATCTGCGTGACGCTGGTACAATGATCACATCGGAGTTCCGCATAATTACCTTTTTCCACTGCATAGATTCCTTTCGGTACCTGCTCACTGGCCACCTTCAGAAGCCCCTGGTACTCCTCCCGGTTCATCCGGTATGTTTTTTTCGCTACTTTTACTTCCATCACTACCTCCAGTAAATCCGTTTATCCTGAATTCTCCTGCATCCGTTCTGATCTCCGGCTCCGGAATGCTCTGAATCCCCTGCTCTGCCTTGAGCCTTGCGATTTCTTCTCGTTTGCAATCATCGTCCAGACTGTCACCGTATAGTTCCTCCACACAGCGCTCAATGCTCATGATTCCGCTCTGCTTTGCCTTACCAACTGTTTCCACCTGAGATTCAAATGAAGGATTGGCATATTCTCCAAATGGGAGATTTACCTCTACACTTTCCACTGCCTCATTCTTCATCAGGTGATATGCGTTGATACACATGGATACTACCTGTGGCAATACTGTCTGAAGAGTTTCCACGATAATGTTTCTTGTGTACAGCGTTGTTTTTTCCTTTTCACGCTGCGCTTCTGCATTATCCAGTTTTTTTACATCAATCCCCAGTGTAGAAGGACTGATGATCCCCTGCAGGCAAAGGTCCAGTGCCGTACAGTAGGAAGCCTGATAGCTGTCATGAGGAATGCTCGGCTGGTCTGTACTGATTACGTTTTTCTGCCCTTCGCGCTGGTCTCCTTCTGCTGCAAAATATCTGTTATCGAACGGATTCGGTGTTATCGCAGCTCCTGTTTCCGGATCCCTCGGAACCAGACAGTCCGGAATATATGTTTTGGCTCTTCCTGCTCTCAGCGCATCCATCCACTGGCTCCATACTTCATCTAGCGCATCATAGCTGTCCACCTTTCCGTCAAAGATACTTCCGCCACGTCCTTCATATTTTGCCGACTTATAGAACATCATAGGCACCGCCAGCATAACGCTTTTATCGAAGGTCACATCTTCCAGTGAATTGGTTATCTGTAGTGTAGTCAGCGGAACCTGTCTGTTATCCAGATACAGTTCGTTCTTTACATACCCATATCCATATACCTCATTGAGCACATATGTCTTTCCTCCTCCGCTGTATGGTGTCTTAAATATCACTTCCCGGACCTTGTCCTTTTTCCGTATGATTTCGACACGATCCCCGGCATACCATTCTAAAATCGGATACTCACTGACTTCTGTATCAATGGACACTTTAAAAGCCCCGTCTCCGATATACAGTGCTTCTTTGATTGCATCCTCTACCTTATCGGCAAAGTTATTATTCTCAGGCTTTGCAATGTCTTTCCATATCTGTTTCTGCATTTCGTTCTCTGAGGAAAATTCAAATTCCCCCATATCTGGAAGGACTACTGCTGCCAGAGTTCTCACCGTAAGCGCCGGAACACCTGTGTGGATCTTGCGCATTTCCATCCCCGGTGTACTCTTGCTGGACCAGAATTTATATTTATCTGCATATTCCGCATTCTGCTCATAGAACTGCTCCAGTTCGTTGCTGTCACCACGATACCAGATGCGGTTTCGGATCGCATTCCCCTCGAAGTCCATCATCTCATTGATATTGAACACATAAGGATTCGCCGGAGAAACATTCAGCCAGCTCCGTATACCTCTTTTGATATTCTCATTTATCTTTTCCATCAGGTTCACCTCTGTTTATCCTCCTCGAATCCAATCATATTCCGGTATGGAATCCATCCGTACTGGTTTGCATTGATCGTATGGTCGTTCTTATCCTCCGGTACCGGGACATCCTCTTCCTCGTCCCATGAATAGCGTTCCAATTCTGAGATATGGTTTGTGCAATCCTCAACTACCAGATAGCAGTCCTGCTGGATCCATCCCAGCTGTAAATTGATACGATCCAGTATTGTTACCTTTTTGTAGGACTCAATGAAATTGTAAAGGCACCCATGCAGGCGCTTATACTTCCGAAGTTCTGTTATTGTCGCCGCATCCGCGCAGTCAACAAAGGATTCTTTTGCAAATCCCCATTCCGATCTGCATCTATCCAGAAAAGCTATAAACTTTACCGTTGTGTCAGATGGTGCCAACGGCACACTGAGATCAGCATTGCTATACACCATTTCAGCCAGTGTGATCAGCTTGCGGTCATCCGTAATGCCCTGGAAGATCATTGCAATGGTATCCGGAGATTTTGAGGAATATGATGTATCCAGTCCGGCCGTAAACTTCCTGAAACGGATCTTCCCATCTGCAATCTGTTTCTTCACCCATGCAGCAGTAACAACATGTTTCTTTCTGACAAAGTTGGAAAATACCAACCCTGTCGCTTTTCCGCGGAGACCCTGGATCTTATTTTTCCAGATCTTTGTTCCCTTCGGTGTGTTTTGCAGGATCATCTGCAGTTTATCCGGTGGAAGGCCTGCATTGTCTTTAAAAGAAAAGAACCAATGGATCCATCCGTCCTTTGGCTCTTCTTTCAGTTCCTCTATGATTTCCTGTGGTGTCTCATCCTTCCATTCCGGAAGAGGACGTGCACAGTTGATATATTCTTTGTACACCGGCAGTCCCGGATCGTCTGGGTTTAGTGTTGCCATCAGATAATCACATCTCATGGATGCTTCTCTGACAAAATCTATGTCTGCGGTATTTACTTCATCTATGTACAGACAGCCATATTGTCCACCCAGGGCCTTCTTCCACTTTCTCTTGTTACCGTAGCCCAGCACATAAATGACTTTATCTCCCCTGCCAGTATGCAG